GCCAGAATTTTCTATTGCATACAAATTATCTGTAATCATTTGTTCATATGCTTCAAATTTATCTGTCTTTTCAAATGTTGCATATGATTCCATAAATTTTATACGCATTGCAATACATCGATCTATATGACATGTTATTGGTAGCCAGTCATATGTATTTGTTTCATTATGCCACCACCGGTTCCAAACATCATGGGCAACTGTATTTGTTTCATTTAATGGTAACATTCGATGAGTTTGCCACCACGCAACCATATCAGCATCATAGCATTTATTAGCATTGAAATGAGCAAACCGTTTCTTGGCTAAGACATATATATCATGACTACTAGTAAGGTCCTGCAAACGTTCGGTATTGAGGTTTATACAGTCCATATGATGGAAAGGTAACACGTAATCAATATCATCCACAATTGAATATATGTATATAAAACTAATGCGATTATTCATATAATGTTGGAACGGATCTGAATATATTGGTATCCAAAATGAATTACCAGCATTTAAAGACATTAATACTTTTTGTAACTCTATTTCATCTTCTATTATCTGCATCTATAGCAATATAAGAAAAATATTTCATATAACCAAATGTAATCACTTATAAAATTCTACTGGATCTGTTAAATATGTATCTAATTTTAGCATATTAGAATTTAGTATAACACGTTGATTGGCATTTTTGACATCAGATTCCGTACCAACAATTGACCATTGTATTTTTACTTTATTATATTGGCCAGAGTCAATGCCTATTTCATTATTATTATTAATATTTTTAAAAGATAATTTATCAATTTCAATTATTTCTAATAAATTATTCTTACGTTGAACAAAATATCTAGAAAAATTTGCTACTTTGTAATCTTCTACTGTTAAACTAGGATAATAATATTTAGGTGAAATATAATTATTAAAACGAGTACCTGTCAATTTATAATACATACTAGTATTTTCTAATTCTATTGCCGCTGTATATAATTTTAATTCTACACTATAATTATTAAATTCTGATTCAGAGTATGTAGCACCGTTAGGATATTGATGATATAAACCTATGTAATTAACATCATCAATAGTCATCCATTCTTGTCCATATGTATACAGACTAGTTTTTATTTGATTTTTTGGTGTATATACTGGCCGTTGCATTAATCATCCTTTACTAATCGACATACTGTTTCAATTTGAGTTGACCAATCATTTCCTTTAATTGTATGAGTATACTTTGTTATTGTAAATACAGTTCTGACACCTACATTTTTTGTATATCTAGATGGTAAATAATCAGATGTAATAGTATCGCCAAATCTAAATCCTTCTATACCATCAATAGTTAAAGTTAATTTTAATGGATACGGTGTTGGTTCTAATAATTTATTTTTTTTGCCCCAATCTTCCACAGATAAAGCATTGACTAAACGTTTTATTAATCCCTTTGCTGCAGTTACAGAATCTGCAGAATATGAATCATCATTTAAGTCTTTTTTAGCTTTTGGTAATTCTTCTTTTAATTTTTCAATTTCATCTTGTATCTTTTTTTGAGGAGTCGGTTTACCGGCTATTGTATCTGCTGCAATCTGCTCTTTAGTTACGGTAGGGGCTCCGCCAAATGCTTGTGCTTGTATATCCTTTGGTACTTGCCCAGATAATGACATGTCTCGTACTCCATTTTGTCCAGATACTGGACTTAGCATTAAAGGTTTTACTGTGCCTTTAACTGGTGAATTTTTATTTACAATCCATATTGCACCGGGATGCTTTTTGTCTTCTGAATCTAAATCTCCTTCTGTCTTTTCTAGCGAAAAATTCCAATCACCTCCACTACAATCACGTATTACAGCAAATATTTTTTTAAAAAATTCATTAAGATTAATAGTAGCATCAGCTTTCTCCGTATCTTCTGTAGATTCATCTTCATTTAATGCTTTAGAATTAAATGTATTTTGTATACTACGTAACATATCACGGCTTATTAATATTCCTTTAGCGCCATTTTGATCAATACGAAAATTGTTAAATGCAGAAATATTACGTTTATAAAATACGTCACAATTGATTGTATCATTTTCATTAGCATTTTTTGCACCATAAAAATTTTCATCAATTCCTTTGTTATATGCAAATAATACATTAAAAGGTTCTGGACTAAATATACGACCGGCTTCAAAAGTTAAATTAATTGCTGAATATGCATCATCAAATTTAATTTGATAACCATTTTCATTGTTTTTAAGAATATATTTGTTTATAGCACCGACTATAGATTCTAATGTTACATATACAATACGGTCATAACTTAATAATCCGTTGCGTAATTTTGTATCTGGTTCATAATCATCTGGTGCTATAATTACTGCATAATGGCCGCCAGCATCTTTTAATTTACCACATGTACCATTTGGTGGATCAAATTCAAAATCATCTATTTCACCAGAATATTTTTGTACTTGCCAATCTAGATAATCAAATAAATTTTTTATAGTTGCTGTATCATTTATACCATTATAATTTGTAACAAATTCTTTATCAGGAAATGATTGCACTCCATTAATATTCAATAAATCAAATTCCGCGCCAGTTCCTTTGGCAACCGCTTTTAACGAACATTCAAAATAATTTTGTTTTGTAATTTTAAATGAATAATCATATACACGAAATGTGTATTTACCAGATTGTGAAGGTCGGTCAGGGCCTACATATCCATAATTAATAGCAATTTCTGACCCTGGTATTAATAAAGCAGCTTCTGCCTTTTCAAAAGATGTGCGATCATAACATAAAAATGACACCTCTGCTCTTCGTAATGACGCGGCTTCTCCTTCCAATGAAATTTTCACATCTTTTAATATAGGAGCTGCTCTACCAGTCCCGTTTGGATTATATGTGGCATTAAATGATGTAGATTGTATTGGTAACCTAAAACTATTATCAATCGATGTAACAGTTACAAAAGCATTATTACGCAATCGACTATTTGTGTAAATATCATTTTCTGTAATTTTAGATTGTTTATAATAAAAGTTTTGTGCCATTATTTATTTTCCTCAACATCGCGAAGATTGTCAAGCAAATTAGTAATTGGAAAGGGTATTCGTAACTGTAATCCAGATGGTACAATCATTGTACCTTTACCTACATTATTTGCTTCTGCTAAAACCCACCAATATCGTGGATCTTTATAAAATTCATTTGCCAATAAATCTAAACGGTCACCTTCGCGTGATACAATATAAAGATCACTTTGTTGTTTTGCAAATTTAGGATATTGGGTAATTTGATATTTATCTTGTCGTGTTTTTGTAAATTGGTATCTATCCATTATGTCAAATCCTTAATTCCATATACCATGCTATTACTTTGTGGACGATCTCCTAATATTGTACATGACATGGCAACATTTGTATACATAGGATGTTGTAGATCTGAATCTATTTCCCACGGTGTTTCATTGTCCCAATCATATCCTAAATCTGTAATAATCATTGGTTTTGCGTTAAATAATTTTCCTATGGTAATGTTTGTTGTTTGACCAAAGAATCCTTCTGAGCCGTATACAGGATGAGTAAATCTAGCTAGATCTTGTAATTTTTGCCATATAACTGTAGCATCTTTTTTAGATTCAATTACTACTCTAAAATCAAATGTTATAGTGCGTTCAAAACTAGTATATTGATATCTAGGATCTGCACGACCAACATCATTAGCAGAATCCCAGCCTGGTGCAAAATTATCTGATAATGTACCTAGATATGCTTTAAATTTTATATCATTGAATTGAAAATCTATTATTGAATAATTTTCAGTTTCATCAATTGCCTTTGCATTATTAATTGTTTCAATTAATTGCAATGTGTTTCCAAAATTGCTTTGTCGAGCAGATTCGTTATCATAATATGATTTAACATTTCCTTGTCCAGTTTCTTTTAATCGGTCAAATCGTACAATTTGAGATGGTATACTTGGCTGATTGCTACGATCTGGTATTTGTCCATACATGATTTGTTTGTATTGATTTACTATTGCTTGTTTACGCTTATCACCGCCATCAAATAAAGCTTTTCCTACACGAGATTCTTTTGACTCTGGCGGAGTTTTATCTAGAATTCCAGGTGAGGTTTGACGTAAAATTCCATATCCTTCTGGATGAGACGTTTTAAGTTTTAATTGCTTTTTTAAACGTGTATCTTCATATCTTCGTATAGTAGTTAAACCAATACCACCTAATGAAGTAGGTCCAGTTACACCAGATAAAGTATTTATAGTAGCTCCTGCATGTCCTTGTATTGTATTACTTATATTTTGTAATTTTTTAAGAAACGTTTCTTTTTCTGTCCCTGTACCTGCTTCAAACATTAGTTCAGTTTTTAATCGCAATAATCGATTATTTGTTTCGCCTTCTTCATCTGCATTACGTAATTTATGTATGCCTTCATACGTTGAACTAGCTGCTCTTACCACAGGTGGCATATGTCTTGTAGTCCGTAATCCTAACGGAGCTCCAATAGCATTTGTTAATGGTGATAATGGATCATATATTTTAGTTAAGCCAATGCCAGCTTTCCCTTTAACGTTTTCTGTATTAGGATTCATTATTTGTAAAACAAATTGTTTACCGGTATATAAAAGTCCTTTTGGAGATAATAAAAATTTACCTATACGTTTAGCATCTCTTGCAATTGCTGTAGGTGATGGCCGGCCAATAATTTTTGTTATATTCTGAGGATTATCTTTACGAGATAGATCTGAAGTCATTTCTATTAACGCCATTATTTTCTCCTAAATGAATCTGCCGTTCTTACTACTTGACCTACTAATTGCCCATCCATTTCAATAACTGTACCCATTGATATTAATTCTCGTAACAATGCATTTGTTTGAGCAATTGCCGCGGCAACATTTCCACCACCACCACCATCTGCTCCATGTGAAGGACTCATTGAAACACCATCATTTCGAGTACCTTGAAATAATCCACCTTCGCGAGGTGATGCCACTATTGGGCCGCCATTTGGATCAATGCCTAAATCACCTACAGAAGTTGCCTTTGAAAACATTGCAAATAATCCGCCGGCTGCTGCTATTGCTAATGGAATACCTAAACCAAATGGTATCGCGCCAAATGATCCAAATAAAGTAGCAACTGCTTTAGCTAATACTGTAGCACCTTCTGCGGCTGTTTTTACCATATTTTTTACTCCAATGGCACCTTCTTTTAGTTTTGCCATATTTAAACTTTCTTGTAAAAATAATTTTGCTTGAGTATATCCATTTGAAATTAATTCATGAGCATTATTTGCTGCACTTAAAATAGCTTCTTCTTTCTTTTTAGCTACAATTAATGTAGTAAATGTTAATATACCAGCTGTTACGCCTGAAAATTGTCTAGCCAAATCAAGTAACATTTGCATGGCTTTAGCTGCTATTGTAATAGGTAAAAATGCAATTTTTAAAGTACCGCCAATTACTTTAAGTATTGGAGACAACATTGAAAATAATGATACTAATGCTTCCCCCGCAGGAATCAATGCTTTAGTCAAATCATCTTTCATTGCAGAAAATCCTGCGGCTAATCTATCAGTTGCCTGTTGTTGAGCTAAACGTGTTTTCAATTCTTCTGAGCTCATATTTTTTATCTGGGCAGCAGATAATCCCATATTAGCCATGGATGCTTGTTGATCTGCAGTTAAATCGCCTAATTTACTTTGTATTGTTAATGATTTTTGTAGTTCATCAACACTCATACCAGTTGCTTCTGCTAATTTTTTACGAGCTAAGAAACTCATGTTATCAAATTCAGCTATACCACCTACTTGATCTAATATGCTTTTAGTTGCGCCGGCAATATCTCCTCTTAATGCTAATTCTCTTGCAGCATCAAAGTTTATCATTTTACCAGTTAATGCTTGAAATTCAAATTGACTAGAAATTGAATTTTCAAAATCTAATAATTTTTCAGACACTTTTGCCATAGTTGATAAACTAACACCTAATTTGGCAGCTTGTACTGCAGCTTTTTGTAATGCCTTTACATTACCTCCAAAGAATTTGGCAACATTTTTTGCGTTAGCTGCTATATCTGCAGTAACTGTGCCAACAGATACCCCAGCTTTTAATGCTTCGGCTGATACGTCTTGTAATGCATTTGCTGCATCCGAGCCGGTCATTCCCATACGCATAAATTCATTGGTAACGTCAGCAGCTGCTTTTGCTCCTATACCAAATGCCTTACCTATTTCGGCTACATTACCAGCCTGTTCTGCTGATAACATATTAGCTATACCAAATTCTTTAACAGTTGCTTTTTGAACTTCTAGAATATCTGTAGAGGTAGCTAGTTGCGAATCAAATGATGTGGCTACTGTTTTAGCTTCTTTAACTAATGCTTTAGATTGTTGCAATGTTAGGCCGGTGGCGTCTGCCACGCCTTTAGCTTTCTTTTCAAAATTTATAAACACTGCAATTAGCCCAGCAGCTATAGCAGCAAGTATAGTGAATGGATTAATGAGTCCCATTAGAGTACCAGAAAAAGCTGTTATAGATTTACCTATGTCTCGAGTATTCATAAATACTTGACCGGCAGCATTTAATGCATCTGTAAATGAATCGGCTAATTTATCAATACCAAATAATTTGATTAGGCCGGCGCCGCCTGGTAATGCATTTAAAAAAGATTCTGCCGAATCCACTAATGATCTCATGGTGTTATTAACACTAGTTAATCCAGCTTTTGTTTTTTGTATACGTTTATTATTATCAACTGCTAATTTTAACGTTCTTTTTGAAAGATCTAAATTATCTTTTGCAAGATTGTAATCATCATCGCTAAGATTTTTTTTGTCTTTTTCTAATTCTCTCAATTCACGTGACAAATCTCTTTGAGTTTTTGCAATTTGCACACGTTTATCTGCTGCTTGTAAAATTTTAGTTTCATCTAATAGCAACTCTCGAGTTAAATCTTTAGTATCTTGCCTAGCATCGTTGTATAATGCAGCCTGTTTAGCTGCTAGCTCTAAATTTCGTATATTTTCAGATGTGCCGCCGTTTTCTGCCATAGCTTATAGTTTGTTAATTAACGCAACTAATTCAGGATCTAGATTATCTCGTCGTGGATGATTTTTTATATCATCTTTTAATTTTTTAGCGTTTTGGTTAAAAGTAATAATTGTTGATTGTAAATCACCATCTGATGCTAATTTTTTCATAGCCTTTTTAACTTTAGGCTTAAAAAACCATTTCAATAAGGATAAGGATAATCCTTCAGTAATTTGCTCATTTCGATTAATTTCCTTTAGAGCCTGCTTTTCAAATTTATTTATTGCCATACAGTATTATCCTTTTTAATAAATATGATTAACGTTTCATTCTTGGGGGTGTAGATTTGGACTTTGATCTCATCTGGCTGGTAGCCTTTTCCTGTTCTTTAGCTTGGTCTTCTAATAATTTATTAAGCTTGCGTATATAATATATTCTCATATGTACTGGCATATTACGTACATCAGTATATGTAAACGATCCTTTACTATGGTATGTTAAATCAAATATTTGGTTTGCTACGTGTAATTTATAGCTCGGCGTCAGGCCAAAAAAAGTCCAGTCCGATGGTAACCGGAGATTGAAATGTATCGCCAGACTCTCCATCTGGCACATCTATTGTTAAATTAATTTCTGGAGTTACAGTTCTAAGGTATTTGCGTATTGCGCGAGAATCGATTGCCAATAACTCTGTTTCAATAAATTTACGAACTTCTGTTAAATCTTTATTTCCATCTAATCCTATAATAACATATTTTAATGTAGTAGTTAATGTAGCATTACGTTTTAATTTAGCTAAATTTTTAAGTTCAGCATCTATTTTACGTTGGTCACCTTGAGTTAATAATTGCAATGTAACTTTTCGTTTACTAGCTGGTAATTCGAATTCGAATTCATTTTTACCATTTGCATGCACAGACCGATCGATTTCAGTTTCATTTAATTTAGTTAAGTCAACAGTAACCTTATGCTTTTCACCGGTCTTTGGATTTGTAGCTGTTATCTCATAATTTTTGCCATATCCTAAAATACGAGCAGCTATCATTATTGCATTTTTATCACATAACAATAAATCATTATAATTAATTGGTGTTACTATTAAAGCTTTAAATAATTTATCTAATACAATACCCTGCTTAATAAATGATTCATTAGTAAGTATATCTTCTTCTACGGCAGACATATATTTCATTTCAATTGTACCAGAATGTAATGGAGAATCTACTGGATATAATTTTCCTTTACTTGGCAATTCAACTATTTCAGTTGGGAAATCAAACGTCTGTGTTGAGTCTGTTGCACCTGTTTCATATTTTGCAATCGCAATATCTTTTAATTGTTGATCCGATAACTGAGTTTTTGGATAATCATCGTTAACTTTTTCTGACATAATATTCCTTTAATAACTTTTATTTAATATAAATATGTTAAGTGTAAGAAAGGACGCCAAATTAATGACGCCCTTACCTCGCAACTTCGGGAGAGAAGTATATTTTAAAATTGTAATATTGCGTAATCGTATTTTAGAGTTAATTCAATCTGTACAGGATCTTCTGTTGCCCAATCCATATCACCAAATGTTGCTGCTGATATAAATGCACCTTTTAAAGTCCATTCTTCAACTTTATCACCAACTGGTCCTAAAGAGTTAAATGTAATTTCCTTTTTATACATATCTGAATAACCATCTCTACCAGTAACAGATTCATGATGTAACCGTACCCATTCCATAACTGCCTGCGCTCCTGATGGTACAACTGGATCATATAACGTTACAGTAACATCTTGCCATCTAGTTTTACCTTTTAATTTACGTTCAACATTAATATGATCTAGAATAACTTCTCCTTGATCTAATGATGGACGTGATGCAGCCTTTATAAGATATGAAGGTATTCCTTCAATGTACATAATAAACCTATTGGCCATTTTAGGTTCATATGCTGTATAAAATAATTCGCTCGGGTCAAGTAATTCTGCCATCTTTTATTCCTCTTTTATATAAATATCATGTTTTCAGATTTTATTCTGGAAATGATGCACCAGTTGGTAGAATATTAAAGTCAACTACAATAAATTCTGCTGTCTTAGCAGGTTGCATAAATATTTGACCTCTCATTTCATTTCTATCAATTACATCTGCTGTATTATTAGATCCATCCATAACAACTTTAAATGCATATAAACCTTGTCTTTGTTGTATGTCTTCAAAATATGGATTAACAATACTTAAAAATCTATTTCTAGTAGCTGATGTATTTTGTTCAAATACTAAAAATTTAGTAGATGATGCAATAAATTTCTTAGCAGCTATTAATAATCTACGTACATTTACTCTATCTAATGCCGAGGCTTTCTTTTGTAACGTTTTCTGTCCAAATACAGTAACACCTGCATTAGGGAACGTTGCAATTGGATTCACATTTGAATCATATAAAGTATCTCTATTAGCATGCGTTAATTTACGTTCTGCCTGAACTGCAATATCAATTCCACCTCTATTTAAACCTGCAGGTGCAAACCATGGAGCAGCTACTCTATCATTAAATGCATATACACTAGGTATTACTGTTGAAGCTGGTATCCATACATTACGACCCAAATCGGCATCAGGTATTTTTATCCATGGCCAATATTCTGCAACATAATTTGAATCTCTAGATTCTGCCTTAGCAGTAACATTAGCTAAACTAGTTTCTCCATGTGCTACAGGATCTATTATTAAAAAACAATCTCCACGATCTTCTACCATATTAATTGCTTCTGTTATAACAGGTGCATGATTGGCATGGCTATCTACTAGACCTGGCAATGATAATATATTAATGTCATATTCATCTTGATTTTTTAATAATCGAATTGCATCAATATATTCTGTATTACCGCCGGCTGTAAATGTAATACCTTGAGAATTATCATTTGCGATATTTTCATTAAATGCTCTCGGATGTGATACAGTACCATCTGATCCGCCGCCAAATGCTCCAGATACGGCAGATGGTAAAGATCCAGATAATGATCCATCTCTTACTTGGCCATTTTCATCTAAATAATTTAATGTTGTTTGATTAACTGTTACACGTACATATCTAGAACGATTTGGATAATCACCAGTATATGCAATATATGGATCAGTTCCGTTAGCATTATAAGTAGCATTTTGATCACCTATTACTTTAGCAATATAATTTGATGAATTTGGATCTAATGTCACATTATTGTATTGTTCTACAATTGTTTTACGTTTATCAGTATCATCACCTCTACGTAACAATAATTGGAACGTACCTTTGGAATTATTAACATTATTAACTTCCCATCGTATATTATTTTCCGAACCAGATTTTAATAAATTATTAGTACCTAATGGACCCGTACTGTTTTGATCAGCACCATGTGATAATGTTTTTAATGTAAAACAATTACCTGATGTTGTTGTATTAGTACCACCTGTTAATACCGCTGATGTTGGAATTAAAAATGGTTGACCTGCTACTCCAACTCCCATTCCAGCTGCTGAACTAGTTGCAATTGCAACATTACCAACTGTTCCTGCCTGAGATCCTGATAATACTAATTCATTAGCACTGGCTCGATAAGATGCTGATACATTTGTAGTTGCTGATGCAGCTGCTATTGCAATTGCTAAATTAGCTCCCATTTCATCAACTGTAGTTCCTAAGTTAAAATATTTTTCTGTAGAACTATCATCAAATAATGATGATGAAAGTACCGGAACAAAATCTATTCCATTAATTGATATTTCATGAACAGATGCTGTTGGTAATTGAGCTGCTAAAGTAACTGTTGCTCTTGCAGTAGCATTTCCTGTTGTTGCAGAAGATGATACAATTGCCTGAGCTTCACTTGATAGACTTGATAATACTCTAACAACTGTTAATGTATCAGCGTATTTTAAATACTCTTGGGCTGCATAATTTGTTAAATACTTATATGAATTACGTGTTGCTCCGGATCCAGATTCTAGTTTTCCTCCAAATATTTGGACAAATTCTGAATAACTTGATACGATTGTTGGTATATTTGCTGGACCAGTTGAAGTCGGTCCTACGACCGCAGCACCTATTGATGCGACGCCGGCAGGTAAAAATGATTGGTCGACTTCGTTAGTAAAGACGCCTGGTGATACAATTTTTTCAGCCATTAGTGATTCCTCTTTTTATATTTCTTATAAATATTAATATGAACTGTCAAACAATCAATTTTCTGGGATAAACTCACCAGTTTCAATATCTAAAGTTCCACTACCATATTTTTCATTTAATTTGCCAACTAAATCTTTTTCTGTAGTCTGCCAATTTGAATATTGTATTTGCAAATTATTTTTTGATTCTTGCAATTTTTCAAGTTCTTTAGTTAATAAAAGTATTTGCATTTCTGTTTGACCTAAATCAAAAATTAATCGATTGTTTTGATTTTGCAATTGTTCAATTTGATCTAATTCTTCCTGTGTAAATTTTTTTAATTCTGACATAACTTATTCCTATTTAATATCCACCATTAGGTGTATCTGTTGTATTTGTATTATCTGATTCATATTCATTTCCAAACGATATACGTTTAACTGAATATTGTTTTTGTAAGGTAGATCGGCGCAATTCATCTGGCATTAATAATGTTGCTTTACACATTAATGGTAAAGTTGCTCTTACTATACGATCTTCGCCAGTAGCATTTAATGTTTCAAATGTATAGTCTTGTATAAAGGTTGGAAATTTCCAAGTCGTGCCCCAGGCAAAACCTCCAGTAGGCATTATTTGTTCTATTAACGAATTCATTTGTTCTGTATATTCAGTCCATAATAATAATTCGTACGCGACATCTATATATTCTGGAATTGCTGCTACATAAAATTCTTTTACAGGTTTTGCTCCTTGTTGTACTGAAAATCGATCATATCGATTTATTTTAGTATGCTTGTTCTGTAATACCTGAGCATTCCCATCTGGATTCTGATTAACATCTAATTTTTTTAACATTTCACGCTCTGTAATAGAATTTTTTCGTATTGTAATTACCGGGGTCATTATTTTACCTTTACGGTCTCGCATGTAGCCTTTTGATTGTACTTGTGCCCATTTTTCTCCATTTGCGTACATAATAGGCACATCAATAAGATTTCCATTTTCTGATATTTGTGGTTTAATTATATCTTGTATATATGACATAATTGCCCAATCAACATCTTCAATAGTACATTTCGGTGTCTTTATAATATCATTATCTCGCCGCGTTTCATCTGCTCGATTAATTTGTGTATCTCGAGAAAAACTACTATATGTCTGTTTTAATTCTTTTTTAGCCATTACAAGTTCCTAGGAATACTATTAGATCTATTAATACCAGATCTTACTTCTTGAATATTTAATCGATTTCTACGCGTTACATGAGCTGTTACTTTAACCGCGATTGATAATCCGAATTCACCACGCTCATCTGCACTAAAATCAGTATCTGGATTTCTACCTGTCCAATATTGAGAAGCCCCTACACCATCTATTTCATAAAATTCATTATCCCATTCTAAAACATCGCCTTCTTCAATAATAATATTTTTTACTTTTAAATCATCACGTAAAAATGCAAATTCTCCAATTCTAGTAGAATCATATGCATCTTCTCCCGTATATGTTTTTTCTTCTTTTAATGCTAAACAGTTAATACGCATTGGCGAATAATATATTTTACTATCTGCCTCATCATACATATTAGCTTTAGTATCATTTAAGCTTAATTTGTAAAATGCAATTTCAGTATCTATATATCGATTGATTATTTCTCGATTAATAGATCTAACTAAACTTGCATCTCTTGCTGAGCCAAATAATGCCATTTTTATCCTATATAAATTTTAAGCGGAATTTTGTTCATTTGCTGTAACATTGCATCTGATTCCGCCTGTTTACGTTCTAATTGAGCTTGCCGTGACATTGTATCAAGAGTCTCTTTAAGTTCTGTTATAAGGGCCTCTTTTTCGCCTTGTCCAGCCGATAAAAGGTCAGAGCCGTTTAATGTAACTTCTGCATTTGGTATTGGTATTGCAGAATATTTACCTCTAACAAATCCTAACATTTCTTTAGATAATGCTAATGCATATTTACGAATCCATTGTTTACCAACATCATTAATATTTGAATAAATTACATTATTATACGGAACATTTGAATAATCAGATATAGTACCTGATGCTCCTTTTAGTGGAGCACTTCGATCTGATTTTTTAATGTATTGAAAATATACATTTTTAAAATTGGTTCCATTTGGTATTGGAAATATACGAATTTTATTATTAATTAATTCAAATGTATATGCAGATTTACGTATCTGATCATTAAATTCTATTGCCTGCATGCGCAACATGTCAGCATAAATAGGCATCATCATAAATGATACTCCTGGTGACATGCCACCAAATCCAAATTCAGTCATTAAATTTTGTGAACCTAATCCAGTACCAACAAATGGATCAAAATATTTTACAATTGCTGGAGGTGGATCATGAAATATTCGTTTAATTTCTATAGCATCTGTACCCGGCGTTCCTGATTCTAATGTGGTAACTGATGAGTCAGTAAAGTCATATACTTGTTGACTAGCAGTAACGGCTATTGACCCTGTATAATAAGTGACATTTCCGCCAGAACCGGCTTCTGTTCCATATTCTTCTGCTAATTCAATTAATCCACCAAAATTAGGTGATACTTTTTGACCAGTTAAATTACTAGAAGTGCTAGCACCATATAAGTTTAACATGTTATCTCGAATATTATACGTGTTTAATTGAGCACCATACTCGGATACGGCTTCTTCAAAACATGCAAAAAAATTGATAGGTTGTAATTCAATGTCATTAATAGGATATCCCATACGTTTAGCGCACCAATCTGCTACTTTTTCTGCATCAGATTGAAATTGAGAATCTATATCATATAATCCAAATGGTGTATCACCACCAAAGAAAGATGATGATCCTGGCCATATTGCAACGTTTTGTGCCATTAGAATTCCTTTTTATATAAATATGTGATTGTTTGAATAGATCTATTGATTTTCTAGATCAGCTATACGTTTTTCTAAAGCTTCTATTATAACCTGTTGTTCTTGTAAAGCTTTAACTGCAATTACAGTTATTTCCGGATAATCAACGCTGTAATTACCTTCTTCCCCTTGCACTACTTCTGGGTATATAGATTTAATTTCTTGAGCTATAAATCCAATTGATGTTGGCGCTGCCTCTGCGCTTTGAGACACATGAGATTTAAATTTGTATTGACGTGGCTGTAATTGTTTAACTTTGTCAAGAGCATCTGGTAAATTTTCAATATTAGTTTTATGTGTACGATCTGATGTATACCTTCCCATGGTTCCATCAGATTGTATTCTCACATAGCTTGCACCAGCTGGATTAGTATTAGAATACACACCAGGAGCAGCAATTGTAACTGCACCACCGGCAGTTTGTCCCCAACCGGTGAAATTGTTGTTTGTTTGTTGATTTGTTATAACAAGTCCAACACTGTTCTGATCACCGTCATTACCATGATTAGTGAATACTAATTCTAGACCGGTTTCGTCTTGTACGATCCCACTTGGTTGTTTGCGTATATATGATTTACCATTATCACGTTGAAATTCTATATCATTACCAGTTAACCGAGTTTCAAATGCACCGGAAATTGTTAATTTGTCAGATGGAACATCCGTTCCTATTCCCACATTACCATTTCCAAGAATTCGCATTTTTTCTGTACTATTACCAGTCCCAAAAGCTAACGCTGAATCAAATTGACCTGCAGGACCTCGTATACCTCTAATCCATGCATTGCGTTGGCTCGAAAGGCCGGTTGTATTTAAAAATCCAATTTCTGAATATGTTCCGGCAGTGGTGCTAGCACGCATTAATGTGATACCTTTATCGTCACCGGAAGCTCTTACAAATAAATTATCAGTTGGGCCAGTAGTGTTTATGCCAACCTCGCCACTACTTTTAACATGTAAAGCGTAAGTTGTATTGCTAGCTCTTAACGTGAAGCTATGTGCTTCAAAATCTGGATTGATAATGACATGAGTTTCACCGATATCCATATACTCTTTAGCGTTAACTCTGAAACCTATGTTTTGTGCGGCGCCGGCATCTTGAAATCTAATTTCTGAATTTAAATTACTAGCTCCATCTTTAAATTGAATTTTACCACCTGGCGATTCAAGTTGTAAATTTGGAGCAGCTAAAATTTCATTACCTGCATCTGTATCATTGAAATATCGTAGATTATCAATATCTACATGCAGTTGTTCGTATCCAAAATTTCCTGATGTATCTGGGCCATCACCAGTATTCTGATTTTGTGTCAATACCAGGTTATAGCCATTTGCATTTGAGTCTGCATCAAATGGAACAATATCATCTATATCTATTAATTCGGCAACTGATGCAGTATCTGCAGATGTAGCGGAAGTAGC